GAAACACCGAGTCGAGAGAGGAATGTGCTGTGTATGAAATGAAGCAGCGAATCAATCTTCTCCGGCAGCAAGGTTTACCGGAAAGTCCTGATTAGGAGGAAATTATTATGAGAATTAACGTACATGCCGGACATAACCCGGCAGGAAAAGTTGCGTGTGGCGCAGTAGGTCTTATTCAAGAGTCTGTAGAGGACAGGAGAGTAAAGGATGAGGTTATCAGTCAGCTCCGGCAGCTTGGACATACGGTCTATGACTGTACCGTGGATAATGGCACGGGACAGAAAGACGTATTACAGAAAATCGTGCAGAAATGCAGACTGCATGAAGTTGATCTGGATGTATCCATCCACTTCAATTCCGGTGCGAATGATAAATCCGGCAACGGCAAGACAACCGGAGTCGAGGTACTGATCTACTCTGCGTCCAGCAAAGCAAAAGGCTATGCTGAGAAAGTCTGTGCTTCTATTGCAAGATTAGGTTTCCGGAATCGTGGTGTAAAGGTAAATTCCAGTCTGTATGTGCTGAAAAACACCAAGGCACCTGCAATGCTGGTTGAGTGCTGCTTCGTGGACGATAAGGACGATGTGAAACTCTATAATTACTATGAGATGGCATCAGCTATCGTTTACGGAATCACCGGCGAGAAGGTCTCTGCGACCTCTGAAACCGCAAAGGCAGATGCAGGTGAAGAAACTAACACTGGCAATCCGAAATCTCTTTATCGGGTGCAGGTGGGCGCATACGGGGTAAAGGAAAATGCGCAGGCGATGGCAGATAAACTGAAAAAGGCCGGTTTTGATGCGGCAATCGTGCAGGCATAATTTTAGTCTGATTTTATGGGGCAGTAGGTGTCAAAGCTTACTGCCCTTTTTTGCTTATAACGAGCAACCGGACACCGTTTTAGGTGTTCGCTAACCATCTAAAAACTAATGGTGGAGGTGAAATAAATGGCAGCAACCACGATTGATGATCTTCAGATCAAGATTGAAGCGGATGCGGAAACTGCTTCTGATAAGCTGGATGCACTTGCTCAAAGCATGGTGAAACTGGCATCAAGCCTGAGCATCAACGTTGGCAAGATGTCTGGTGTTGCTATTGGACTTAATAGCATTACCAGAGCGTCACAGAATCTTAATTCCAGAAATATAACAACACTGGCAACTGCTATGGGGAAAGTAGCAGGTGTGGATTCTGCTCAGATTTCCAGAGTAGCTGGTTCTATGACGCAGCTCAAAAACAGCGTTTCTGGCGGTTTTAACACCGATATGACCGGAATAGTGAATGTTGCTAATTCGTTGTCAAAACTGGGCGGTACAAAGGCTACGCAAGGCGCGCAGAACCTTGTGCTCATAAAAGACCAGCTTGCTCAATTTGTGCAGGGAATGAACAGCGTAGGAACATTTACGTTTGACCCAACCGGTCTGACAAACACAATTAAAGCTATTGCGAAGCTGGGCGGAAAGACCGCAACGCAGGCAACGGCAAATCTTCCGAGCATTTCTGCTCAATTACAGAATTTTGTCCGGCAGATGAACCAGATCGGCTCTATGTCGTTTGACAACAAGAATCTGACCGACCTTGTAACGTCCATAGGCAGGTTAGGAAGCGTTGCAAGTGGGAGAGCGGTAAATAATATACCTTTGCTTGCAAACAACCTTAAATACCTGTTTGAGACGCTTTCAAAAGCACCATACATCAGCCAGAACATTATCCAGATGACTACGGCACTGGCTAATCTGGCACGTACAGGAGCATCTAGCGGTACTGCGGCAAGATCATTGGGGACAAGTCTTTTCTCATTCTCAAAATCTGCCGGTAACGCAAGAAAGAGCGCATTTTCTTTGGCAGGTGCTATCGGCAAGTTTTACGCAACTTACTGGATGGTCATTAGAGGACTTGGACTTTTCCGGAATGCTATTGACATCTCATCCGATTTAACAGAGGTTGAGAACGTTGTCCGTACCACGTTCGGAAATATGGAGTACAAGGTTAATGACTTTGTGCAGAACTCCATTCAGCAGTTCGGTATGTCCGAGCTTTCCGTTAAGCAGTATGCCAGTACATTCCAGGCTATGGGAACTGCTATGGATGTTGGCGGCAAACAGATTGAGAACGCAAACAGGTTCTTAAATGGTGCCACAGACGGATATATTGGATTGTCAGATTCTATGTCCGATGTGTCTTTGAATCTTACTAAACTGACTGCGGATATGGCATCTTTCTACGACAAAGATCAGGCAGATGTTGCCAAAGACCTGCAATCTGTATTCACCGGCATGGTAGTTCCGCTACGTAAATATGGACTTGATCTGACGCAGGCTACTCTGAAAGAATGGGCAATGAAGAACGGCATGGATGCTGATATTAAGTCCATGACGCAGGCAGAAAAGGCAATGCTGCGGTATCAGTACGTCCTAGCAAATACCACGGCAGCACAGGGGGACTTCGCCCGGACAGCCGATACTTGGGCGAACCAGGTACGGATTTTGAAGCAGAACTTCCAGCAGTTAGGCGGCATCATTGGTGGTGCGCTGATTAACGCATTCAAACCGTTTTTACGGACTCTGAATTTTGTTATGCAAAAGGTAATCAGCTTTGCAACAATGGTAACAAATGCCCTTGGTGCAATATTCGGCTGGAAATTTGAAGTGTCCGGCGGTGGTGTAGCTGATGACTGGTCAGATGCGGCAAGTTCAGCTGATGATCTGGCAGACAGTACCGGTAAAGCAGCTGACAATACAAAGAAGATGAAGAACAATCTTCATGCACTGGATGAGTTGAATATTAACAATGGTGATGATAACGGAACAGGTTCCGGCGGTGCTGGTTCCGGTGCAGGTGGAGCAGGAGGCGGTGCAGGTGGTCTGGTTAAGACAGACACTATCTGGAAAGATTTTGAGAGTAATATCAAAGATCTGTATCAGCTTGGTGAGTATATACGTGATGCACTTATCGGTGCAATGGAGAGCATTGACTGGGACAGTGTGTATGAAAAAGCACGAAACTTTGGAACTGGCTTAGCACAGTTTCTTAATGGACTCTTTGCTGATGCTAACGGTATTACGCTTTTTGGAGAAGTCGGAAAAACCATTGCAAGCGCGCTGAACACAGTGATCTATGCAGCACTGGCGTTTGGACAGGAATTTGATTTTACGCAATTTGGATATAATATAGCAGATGGAATTAACCATTTTTTTGAAACATTCGATTTTGCTTCTTTAGCTGAAACTCTTAATGTATGGGCAAATGGAATTTTAAATGCTGCACAAGAAGCAGTAAGTGCTGTGCATTGGAATGAAGTGTTTAAAGGAATTGGCACTCTGTTTTTCAATTTGGACGCAACTGCAATAGTCGAGGTGCTTGCACTTGGATTTGCTTGGAAAAATAAAGCTAAAATATTAAAAATGGCTGGTCTTTCTTTAGCAAAAGTGTTTGTTGGTGGAATTAAACTATCAGATATTTTAGTATCTATAACAAAATTGAGTTTTGTTCTTCCTGGAACACCTGCTTTTGATGTAATCGCAAGCAGAATTCTAGATACGTTAAGTGATTGCCTTAGAAACTTGATTCCAGATTGGGCATTCGAAGCATTGAGTAAAATAGGTGCAGGATTAGTACTTGGTGCGGCTGGTGGTTCTTGGCTTCCTGGCCTTGGAACTATTGCAGGTGCAATTGTTGGAGGAATTGTAGGTGCATTAGATTCGATTGAAATTGATGGACAAAGTATTCTTCAAAATATTTTTGGAAAAATTTTCAATTTTGATACTACAATGGTGTTTTTTGAATCTGCCAAAGAAAATTTTAAAAAAGGCGGATTATATATAATTCTTGGGATTATTGAAGGAATCGAAGGTGCTATCAGCCTTTTACTAGAGCCAATCGCAGATGTGTTTACTTCTGTTATCGAATTTTTTTGCAATGTGTTTGGAATCCACAGTCCTGCTGAAACAATGAAACCAATTGGAGAAAATATTATCAGAGGTATAATTGTCGGTTTTAGTGAAACAGTTGGAGAATTTCTTGTTGAATTTCAAAACCTTGCGACTTCTGTTACAGATTATTTGAATGAAAATTTAATTGTTCCGGTAGTAGAAATATTCACTATAGCCAGCCAGAATATAGAAAATTTGTTCAGTAATGCTTGGATAGCAATACAAGGAATTTGGTCTGTAGTATCAGCATGGTTTAATTCTACGGTAATTGTTCCGACTGTAAATTTCTTTACTACCATGAAAAACACTGTAACTAATCTTTTCCGATTACTGTGGACAGCTGTTAAAAATATCTGGATTGTTGTATCATCATGGTTTAACAACAACGTTATTGTGACGACGGTAACATTTTTCACAAAGTTCTACGAAAAAGTGAAAAAATTGTTCTCTGATTTGTGGTCAAATGTGCAGGAAATCTGGAAAGTGGTTTCCGGCTGGTTTAGTAACAATGTTATCACTCCGGTATCAAATTCATTTTCAGAAGCATGTAAAAATATTGCATCATACTTTGAAAATTTGTGGACAAATGTAAAAAATGGCGTTGTTGGTGCTATGAATGGTGTTATTTCAACGGTAGAAAAAGCTGTAAATAAAATTATTGATTTGATAAATTCATTGAAATGGAAAGTCCCAGATTGGGTTCCGCTGATTGGAGGTACTAGCTGGGGATTCAATATAAAGCCAATTCATTTACCGTCTATACCTATGTATGAAGTCGGAGGTTTCCCGGAGGACGGCTTGTTCTTTGCTAACCACAATGAGATGGTTGGTCAGTTCTCGAATGGTAGAACAGCCGTGGCGAACAATGAACAGATCGTTGCCGGAATCCGTGAAGGTGTTAAGGCTGCGGTTACAGAAGCACTGGCTCCGTATCTGTCAGACATTGCAGATACAAACCGGGAGATTGCAGAGAAGGATGCATCCATCAATGTAGACGGCCGTGAACTTGTTAATGCGATCAATAATCGTATCAGCCGGAATGGATTCAGTTTCACTTGACAGTAGCTTTCTCCTGCTATATAATGCACCTACAATTTAACTGAAACAGTTAGAGCGAGGACTTAAAGAAAGCCGTCCGGCATGACGGTGTCCGAGTTGGCTGTTCCGGTGGACGAGGATGCAGGCAGAGTGAGCTTGAAGATTTTCCCTCAGCAGATACATGGTAATAGTGTGTCTGTTGGGGGATTTTTTTATGCTTAAATGCCAGTGCCTACCTGTAAAAACAGTTGTTCAAGAAAGGCGGTATCAGTATGTATGAATTAGTGGAACTCAAAGGAAATGATGTATTTACAAACAGCAAAGTGATTGCGGAGGGAACAGGAAATCAACATCATGCGGTGAGAGAGATAATCAAAAAATATCGAAGTGATATTGAGGAATTTGGAACTTTACGCATTTCAAATGAGGAAAGTTCTGGCGGAAGACCCATGGAACTTTTTTATCTTAATGAAGAGCAGGCAACTTTTGTTATTACGCTTTTGAGAAATTCAAAGACAGTAGTGAAATTTAAAAAAGAGCTTGTCCGTCAGTTTTATGCTATGCGTAGATTTCTTCTGGAAAAGCAGTCAAAGCTGTGGAACGATACAAGACTTGCCAATAAGGAAAACCGGTTGAAAGAAACCGATGTAATAAAAATGCTTGTTGACTATGCGAAAGAGCAAGGTAGCACACATTCTGATAAATTGTATCTCACATATACGAAGCTGGCAAAATCAGTCATTGGTGGAAACCGGGATTCTGTATCGGTTACTGATCTGAACAATCTGACGTTGGTTGAAAGTATCATTTTGCAGACGATCAGAATTGACATGTCAATGGAAATGCCGTATAAAGAGATTTATAAAGACTGCAAAAACAGAATAGAGAGATTTGCAGACATAGCATATCTGACAGCATAAGAGGGCGGAGCCGCCTCTTTTCTTTTGTCTTTTTCCGTGGTATAATCTGCATATATTTTCAAAGGAGGAAAGTTATATGAAACGGATAGTTTGCATTGCTTTAGCAGCTGTTATGCTTACCGGATGCGGAGGTCAGGAAATGAATTTAGAAAGCGCAAAAGCCGATCTTTCTAAGTTCGAACACCAAAAATCTGATGATAGCATGATTTTAAAAAGCTATGATGGTAAATCAAAGGTTTTGTATATTCAGCCAGAATATGAGGTGAATGAGAAAAATTACACCACTGATTTATCAGAATTTGTTCTTGATACAAATAAGGTAAAATTTTTGATATTGGGTGATGGGATTAAAACCATCAATAATGCTGTATTTAATTTTTCCGATGTTGAAAGCGTATATTTCCCGGAATCAATGGAAGTAGTGTATGATGCAACACTTAATTATTTACACCCTGATGAAGATGAAAAAATTCAAATATACTATGGTGGAACAGAAGAAGAATGGAATTCAATTTTTACAAAATATCAGCGTCAGACAGCAAAAGAAGCACTGGACTCTTCCGATGACCCATATGAACAGGGAGCAGCTCTAGGAGCGTCTATTGCTGATAAATTAAATTCTATGATGGGTTCATATAGTGCATCTGACTTTGAATATCACTATTCTGTATCGGAAAGTGACCTAGAAGATATAATAAAAAATTATTAAACGGAGGAGAAAAGATGGCAAAAACAATCAAATGCCCTAGCTGGGGATGTGATGGAATTGGAATCCCTGCGGACACAAAGAAAAAATTTTCGTTCGGAAAGGCTATTGTAGGAAACACAGTTGGATTTGCTTTGGGAGGTCCGGTTGGTGGAATCGTAGGAGCCGCAACAGGAATCGGTGGTAAACGTGGAAAGACCACGTTTGTATGCTCAAAATGCGGTAGAGTTTTTGAAGCAAAGCTGTAAGGATGGAATGATATGTACGACAAAGAAAAAGGAATTTATCCGTCTGGAAGCTATTTGGTAGGAAGAGATTTGCCTCTTGGTGGATATATTTTTAAAGCAAAGAAAGGCGAAACCGGTATGGTAAGTCTTTTTAAAGATTACGAAGATTTTAAAAATAAGAAAAATGCAATTGTAGACCAATGGTTTGAAGACGATATACATTTGTCATTGATGGAAGAGAACAACTATCTATTTGTGGAAGAAGCAACAATCAAAAGAAATGCCTAAAAGTGGTGCCCTGTTATGGGGCATCATTTTTTTTGCAAAAAGGTATTGACTTTTGCCGGACAAAATATATAATAGAATTATGCCAGACAAAAGTGAGGTGAGAATATGAGTCCAAGGACGGGCAGACCAACAGATAACCCAAGACCAAATAAGATTAGTATCCGCATAAGTGATTCCGATAAGCGCATTTTGGAAAATTACTGTGAACGTGAAAACGTAAATAAGACAGAAGCAATTAGTCGCGGGATAAAGAAGTTGGAAGAAAAATAAAACAGCCGTAGCACCGACCAAAGCGTAACGACTGTTTTCACCATTCCCGAAAGACTGGTAAATTTATTATATCAGTTCCTTTCGGGAAAATCAAATAATTTTGAAAGGAACGAAAAAAAATGGACAAATTTTTAGAGGTAGTATATTCCAGTCAGATAGCAGAAAGCGCAGAAAAGGGCGATAAGTGTATAGAATTCTTTCAGCCGCTGATGGACGAGATCAAAGAAATCGTAAACGAAAAGGTTTATGAGAAGTTGAGCGAAATTTTCATGGCGTGTGCTTCCAAAAATGACAGCTATTACGCCGTGGAAGGAATGAAACTGGCAATCAGTATCATGGACGGAAGCTATATTCCGCAGGTGTAAGGGAGGAAAGGTTGATGGAAGAGAACAGAAAGAAAATTCACGAGATTGTTGACTGCATGGACACTGACGGGATGTTAGCCTACTGGGAGACATTCATGAGACGCTGGTTAGAATACTGGGGACATGGATGCTTGGACAATATGGGAAAGAAAGGCGGTGTGCAGTAATGGACTATAAAAAAGCGTTGATTTCTATGATCGAGGAAATGGAGAACTGTGATTTTTTGTTTAAGATTTACCATTATGCCATCGTAAAATATCGCAAGGAAAGAGGTGCCAGATAATGACTGATATTCAGATTTTCAATAACCCAGATTTTGGGGACATTAGAACCGTTGAGATCGACGGAAATGTTTGGTTTGTAGGAATAGATATTGCTTCAGCTCTTGGGTATTCCAATGTCAAAAACGCTGTTCCTACTCATGTAGACGAAGATGATAAGCTGAGTACTCAAATCGAGTACGCAGGTCAGAAAAGAACAGTTACAGTTATCAATGAATCCGGTCTCTATGCGCTTGTTTTCGGCAGTAAACTTGACTCTGCAAAGAAGTTCAAGAAGTGGGTGACATCGGAAGTCCTCCCGGCAATTAGGAAGAACGGCTCTTACACCATGCCGATCAGCACAAACGACAAGATTATGCTTCTGGCGCAGGGGCATATGGAGTTGCAACAGGAGGTTGACAGCATCAAGAAGGACATGGAAAGTCTGAAAATGGATTTACCGATTCTCCCGGTAGAGGAAGACCGGATAACGTCTGCCGTGAAGCGCAAGGGACTGGCTGTGATGGGAGGTAAGACCTCTAATGTGTACCGGGATAAATCCATTCGCCGCAAGGTGTATCAGGGCATTTATGCGAATCTGAAATACAACTTCCAGATCAAGACATATCGGGCATTGAAACGGAGTCAGGTGGACAAGGCTATTGATATCATCAATAACTATCAGCCGCCGTATGTTCTGGCAGAACAGATAGATTCCGCAAATGCACAGCAGACCTTGATATTCTAGGGAAAAACTGCTATAATAAAATCAAATTAAGCCGAATCCATCAGCTCCGCCCGGCTTGTCGTTGAGGGGAGAACGGGGCGAAAAGGATAGGACGAACCGAGCAAGGACGGCAAACATTTTGAGAATCACGCTCACTGGACATGGTAGAGATACTGTGTCTGGTGGGCGTTTTTTGTTTGTCTGAAACGAACAATAAATATCACAGGAGGATGGTATATGTTAGTTGAGATCACAAAAATCCAGAAAGAAGAAGTTGCGACCGTAACTAGCCTTGATGTAGCGGAAACGTTCGGAAAGGAACACCGTAGGGTTTTACAGGATATACGTGAGCTGAAATGCAGTGAAGATTTTCGATTGCACAATTTCGTGCAGTCGAAATATGCGAATGAACAAGGGCATAATCAATCAATGTTTATTATGACCAGAGACGGCTTTACGTTATTGGCAATGGGGTATACCGGTGAAAAGGCTATGCAGTTCAAAGAAGCATATATTCGCCAGTTTAACGCAATGGAAAAAGCTCTTATCGGAAAAATCAGAGAAAGAGAAAAAGGCATTGCAGTCCGGCAGGCTCTTACCAATACTTTGAAACAATCAGAAGAAAATGATCGGATGCATGGTCATGCCTACTCCACATATACAAATGTAATCTACAAAGCCGTATTTGGTAAAAATGCAAAACAGCTCCGGGAAGAGTATGGAGTAGACGATAAAGCAAATTTGAGAGACTTTTTTAGCGAAGAGGATTTAAGAATAGTCCAGTCAAAAGAAATGCTTGTCAGCGGACTCATCGGGTGTGGTTGGGGATATGACCAAATTAAGAAATTCTTGAATGAAAACAATGCTTTGTTACAGGCCGTATAAAACACATGCAAGCAGTCAGTGGTTTATGGAGGTTCGATTCCTCCGGCTGCTTTTTCAGTGGGATAGGGTAGCTACCGAAAGGCGAGACGACAGTCGCTTTCCCACTGATTCAACTATTATTGTCGCAAGTGCATGTGGGAGCACACATATCTGATGTCGGAGGTATAAGAATGAATGAACAGCAGAAAAAATTAACTGAAGATGAAATAAATACACAGATTGAATTTTTGTCAAGTGCAAAGTGCAATCATACATATCACAAATACATTGATATTACAGGGGATTTGATAGAGGGAACACTTCTTTCCAGAATCCTTTACTGGTTCACACCAGACAAAAAGAATAATACAAAAGTTCGCATATTTAAAGATGGAGAATATTGGATTGCAAAGCAGAGAAAAGACTGGTGGGAAGAAATCAGAATCAGTGAGAGACAGTATGATAAAGCAATTAAAAGACTCGCTGAAAAAGGATTTATTACTTTGGCGAAGTATAAATTTAATTCTATGCCTACTGTCCATATTAGACCTGAATGGAAAAAAATCAATGAAGCAGTTGCGATCTGGAAAGAGAATTTAAGAAAAGAAATTACAGGAGAAAACAATCAGGAATTACCAAAACAGGAAAACGGGAATGACACAAAATGTAATTCCCAAGGGAATAACACAAAGTGTAATTCGGGAGTTGCACAAACAGGCATTCCTATAACATGTATTACTAACAATGATTACAATAACAATGATTACGATAGTATGAGAGTATGCTCTTTTTCTGCGGAAAAAGAGGTCTCTCCAACATCTGAAGGTGGTACGTTATCTCCTACGGTCACAAAGGCCATTGACGAGGCAATGACGGAAGAAGGAGAATCACCTGCTAGCGGCTATAGAGAAGAACTGAAAGACATAGCCGAATACTTTGTAAGCGAATATGCCAGAACGCAAGGAAAGCCGCATAAGCCACTCACAAGACCGGCTATTAGCAATATAGTATACAATTACTTGCATCAAGACGAGGACGAATACGGAATCATGGATGATGTGTGGACGCTAGACCAGTATATTCCGTTAATTGATATGTATATGCAGACGAACTACCGGGAGGGCACAGAAAAGAGCCTGTCCCACTTTATGTCCGGTTTTATCCGCCGGAATTTAAAAGCAAAATTGATAGAGTAAGAATCATACCGGGTGCCGACGATGCAGGCATCCGCTAACCAGAAAAAGATACTGGCAGACTGCCGGAGGGCACTTCTGCCGAGAACGGAGGTGCCTGAATGGCAGAAAAAAAAATAAAAATTGGTTCTGGCATGTCCTCTTTCCTAAACGTGAACGGGGTAGACTTCCCGTGCCCTAGGGTGGGATTTTCGTATATTATCAGCACAACGGTAAATGCCGGGCGAAATGCTAACAATGCAGTCATTGGCCAGAGAGTAGGAAGAGACATTTTTAAGCTGAACAATATGGAATGGGCAATGCTGGATGCAGCTAAGTGGCAGAGCATGTTGGATGCAATTAAACCATATTTTGTACCTGTAACATTTGAGGACTACAGAACAGGGAGACCAATCACCATTACAATGTACCCGGGGGACAGAACGGGGGTTCCACTGTATGCAGACCCGGATTCTCACATTGTTACAAAGTATGAAAACTGCAAATTCAATCTGATTGATGCCGGTTGGGAGTGATAGATCATGCAAAATGTAAGTGCAGCATATAAAAAGGCCATGCGACAACCGATGCGGAACCGTGGCTATATAACTGCTAGAATCGGAATTATCAGTTCAACGGCACAAGATAACGTAGTTGCAAAAGAATCTGATAATGATTTTGCTTACTTTGCGAATAACACGGAAGTGTTCAAAGATAACACTGTAAGCCGGGTATATGCCACCATGGAGCAGGATTTCGCAAAGGTTGACGGAACCATGTACTTTCTGCCGGAGGAATATGAAGGGTACGACTACTACAATAATGGATTGGTGACGAACGAACTGTTAAGTCCGGTATACATTTCATTTGACGGTAATATTGCGGATATTAAGGGACTCACGATTGATTTTGGAGAATACTACCCGACTTCATTTACTGTTCAGTCTGATAATGGTACGAAAACCTATGAAAATTCCGGGAAAATATTTGTAACTGAGGATACGTTTGACGCAGTAACATTCCTGCGGATAACACCGGTAACCATGGTTAATGGACAGGGAAGGATGCGGATTTTCCAATTTACCTGCGGAATTTCCAATACTTTCTCAAATAAGCAGGTGAAATCATTCACCTATAAAGACTATGTGTCGTCTGTATGTGAGTCCCTTCCGAGTCAGGATATGACCCTTACAGTGGACAATCAGGATTTGTATTACAACCCGGATAACCCGGAATCAGCCGTTGCCTACATGGAGCAGGGGCAGGAGATGAAGGTGTCATTCGGATATGATCTGGATGGTGAAGGAACAATTGAATGGGTGCCGGAAATCACCACATTCCTTAAATCGTGGTCAGCGACCGATACAGAAGCCAAATTTACTATGGTTGATGTATTTGACTGGAAACTGAATGGAACGTATTACAAGGGTCTGTACCGCACAGAGGGCATATCTCTGTATGATCTGGCATTGGATGTTTTGACAGATGCAGGTATGAAACCGGAAGAATATGTAATCGACCCATATTTGCATGATGTCAAGGTATGCAATCCTATGCCGGCAGTGAAACATTCAGAGGCCTTGCAGATCATATCGAATGCCGGACGCTGCGTTTTAAGCGTTGACCGGAAA